AAAGCCATAACAGCATTAAAGAATGTAAATACACAGGCACAAAAATTTAACAACACTGTAAACGGAACAAATAGCAAACTCAAAGATGCAAATAGAGCTTTACCCATATTAGGAAAAGGATTTTTTGGTGCTGGTGCTGGTGCTAAAGGGGCGGCTATAGGTTTTAAAACTGCTGGGGCTGCGTTGGCAACAGCTTTAGGCCCACTAACTGCTGGTCTTACTTTAGTTGCTGCATTAACAAAAACATTTGGAGATTTAGCTAGGCAAGATTTTGCTATTGCAAGAGTTAAGACTCTTGGAGTAAATGTTGAGGCTTTAAGACCACAACTTGCAAGTTTATCAAATGAGCTTAGTGGTCAGGTTTCACAGCTTTCACTATTAGAGGCATCTTATGACCTAGCCTCTGCTGGTTTTGCTGAAACTGCTGAGATTACAAATATTTTGAAAGCAGCCCAGCTAGGTGCTACTGGTGGATTTTCTGATTTACAAACTGTTACTGATGCAACCACATCTGTTTTAAATGCTTATGGTTTAGAAGCCGATAAAGCCGCCAAAATAGTTGATGGATTCGCACAGACACAAGCTGATGGTAAGATTGTTGTTGACCAATATGCACAGCAGATAGGACGTATTGCACCAATAGCGGCTGGTGCTGGTGTAAGTATAGATGAATTAAATGCTGCGATTTCTACTGTCACTGCAACTGGTGTTCCTGTTGAATCGACCTTTGCTGGATTACGACAAGTTATTGCTTCGATACAAAAGCCTACAAGTGAAGCTTCAAAAGTTGCAGAAAAACTAGGTATTGACTTTAGTGCTACAGCTTTAAAATCAAAAGGATTGAGTGGAGTTTTAGAGGATATTGTTGCAAATGGTGGAGCAAGTGCAGATAATTTATCTAAATTATTTGGAAGTGTAGAGGCTCTTACGGCAATACAACCTTTGCTTAATGATGAGTTAGTAAAGTTTAATGAGGCTTTAGAAAACCAAGCCAATGCACAGGGAAGAGCCGCACAAGACGCTTTTACAGCAACTAATACGATACAAGGTCAATTAACAAGACTTGGCAGTGCATTTACAAATCTAACAACGGAAGGTTCTGAATTTGGGATAATTATTAGAGAAGTTTTAAAAGTAGCTGCTGTTACTGTCGAAGCTTTGGGACTTGCTGTCAAAGCTGTTTTTACACCATTCAGACAGCTATTTGCTGTTATTGGTGAAATAGGTAGAGTTATTGGGGAAGCAATAGGAGTTGATGCACAGGCAACTTTATTTAATCTTGAACAGGGGTGGATAGGTATAAAGGAGGCAGTTACAGACGCTTCAGAAAGAGTCGTCTTTTTTGCAAGAGTTGTTGGAGGTGTAATTGGTAAGGTAGTTGTAGCAATAGCTAAAACTGCAAGTGGTATCAAAGATACAGTGACTGGTGTAGTTGATACTGTCGTTTCTTTTATTAGAGACAAAATACAACAGCTAATTGACATTATTCCAGAACCAATTAAAAAATTATTGGGCGGTTTAAAATTACCCTCACTTGATCTTGATATTAAAGTTCCCAAACTACCAAACCCATTTA